CTTGTAAACAACTTTATCGAGACTGCACCGCCGCAGGGGAAACTTCTCATTGCGGGTTCTTATCGTCGTACGCAAGCGACTCTGGCAAGGTGGTACCTAGATACCCTCAGACCCCGTCAACAGGTCGTAGATGCCGCAGAGGCGGCCCTGAAGCAACTTGACCTCTGGGCAGCTAAAGAGTCCCCCTCCAGTGGCTTAAAATGGCAAGAAGCGTATCGGTACTGGAGCGGCGCCTGCGCAATGACAATGTCGAGTACGCAGCGCGACCGGGCATTCACTCCAGCGTCTCTGTCTCGCTGGGAGCAGCGCTGGGGCACTAATAACCGCTGGTCTCCTTATGTTCGTAAGGGCGCACTGGTGGCTGACAATGTTACTCCCAGACAACCCAGTGGTTCGCTGGATAGACAAAACCCCACCTTGATTGGTGATAGCACGCTGGCTGTCAACAAACTCTTCGACGAGCTTGAAACCACGCGTGATGTCGCATCGTTCACTGATACTCAGAACGCAGCTACACCGGAGGAAGGAGATATCCTTGTTGTAGAAAATACGGACGGTGATATTACTACAGGTGGCTTAGAAGAAGCAGACAGCTTCTGACACAATTAGGAGGACTGAACAATGCTAAGTGGGGATGAAAATCAGACATACGGATACGATCCATTAAATCCCGGTTTGCCGGGAGGATCAGGATCAGTAGTAGTTGTTCCGAGTAACGGAACTGCGGAGTGTGGCTATAATGTAAGCGGTCTCCAGGGACTGACACACAGCAGTTTTGGAGTGTTCCCGGACTCCACCGCCTACAAACAATCAGCTAGCGAACTACGCCAGTATATTATTAATCTCGAAGCGACTAGACGTCTTCGCGACCTTGCTGATATCAACTTTACTCGTTCTCCTATGCCAGGAGACATAATGGCGTATAATTACACTACTGGACTTTGGGAGCTCCTAGATTTTGTATCAGGCGGGGAGTTCTAGGGTTTCCCAGAGTCCATCATTTGTCGAAAAATAAACATTCTTTACCCCGTACTCCGCTATGGCAAGTTGACAAACTCGGCAGGGTTTAGAAAGGCGAAATTTACCAGATTTATCTAGTCTTCCGACAACTAGAGTATCACAAAATTCCTTAGCCTTCAGCAGTGCTCTAATCTCAGCATGTAAAGACCGGCGATAAGGCTCACCGGCCTTACAGGATAAGCGAGACTGGAAGGGGTGAGTTTTCCCTTCCATATTCGATGCGCTAACAACAAGTCGGCTCTTGCGAAAAAGTAAGCAGCCTACGCGCCTTCTGCTTGTAGAAGACAGGGCAACACTTTTTACCTGGTCTTCAATCCTACTATTAATTTTCAAGCTCTTTAGCCTTATTCATACAAGATTCTCCCCAGTTTAACACATCCTGACACCTGAAGTACTTAGAGACCGGGACTAGTTGATCCATTACCCTCTCGCCAGTATCCAGATACTCCATGCGCAGGTAACCGTAGGTGTCACTGTCCATAAGGACATAGCAACGGTATGTACTGTCTAAGGTGTTTTCCCAAATGACTTTGTTAGGCATAGCTAGAAGGATAAGGTGTCTTAGGGCGTAAAACCCCATTACGAACCCTCCTAGTATAGCGAGTAAACCGAAGAGAAGTAAAGTTAAGAAAATCGATAGAATCAGAGAAGATTCAAAACTCATTAAACCTGTTGAAAGCTATTAAGACGTTAACATGCCCCTAATGCTCCTCGAGATCGAGAATCAGCTCCATCGTCGTGTCCATAAGACTATCGGTCAGAGCTCCGTAGTCCTTAGGCTCGCAGAGGAACTCGACCAGTCGGGGAGAGTAGCTGAGGGGGCAATGGTAATCGTCTCGTTTACAAACGGTAGCACCGACAACCCTAATAAAGGAGCCTATATCCCCACTGTACGGAAAAGATCGTTAGACTACACTCTTACTATTGTACAGAAACAGACACAAAGAGAAGGACACTCTTTCTGTCTACCTATTCTGGATCTATTGGCAGACTCTATAACCGGGTGGGTACCTGAAATACCAGGTCTTGAATTTCAAACCGGGTTCGAACTGGGTTCTGAAAAATTTATTCAGGTTACAAAAGAAGCGTCTCAGTTTATCTATGAGCAAACATATACCATAGAGGTATTAATACCCGATGGAAGGTTTTATTCTCAGCCTTGCGCAGCGTTTGATTCTATTCAGGTAGGAGACTTTTTACCTATTCGTAAATGTCTGGTTACCCCTGGATCAGAGAGCAGACAGACCGGTCTTGCCGTATGGCGACGTTCAGTGGGAGAAGAAAAGGTCCAGAAATATGTGGTCGAAGACAAGAGGTGCGGAAGGTTGACAGGAGATAATCTATCGGTCCAATGTACTGGAGAAGAAGGTTCTGGTTACGCTACCTATAAATTTATACCCCTAACTGCTATTAAACCGGACGGTACTATAGACAACAATAAGATTGTTACCGGATCTCTTACTGATGTATGGAAATGTACGAGAGAGGGCATAAAGTCTGGAGAGGATATACCCCCCTGGTTTAAGTTAAATATAGAGATGGGACTGTGGAGAAATAGCATAGGAACTGTACCCAATACCGAAGCGGAAACCAGCGCTTATCAGGTTATAAAGCAAGATCTGAATAGGAAGTATAATGAGGATACTGCCACGTAATCCCTCCACTTCCCCCTACTCGCCATGGAAACCGAATTTATCGACGCTCTAACAGCTCAATATAGTCTGGCTGGAGCAGCTCAGCTAGCTCACTGGAACTCAGTGGGCGAAAATTTTTACTCTTTTCATCTCCTGTTTATGAGAATCTACGAGATGGTAGATGAGAAAATTGATGACCTTGCTGAGCAAGCAAGGGGCAAAGGTATTGAAATACCTTCTAAAATTTTTAACAGTGTTCCCGAGATTGAATGGGACGACTGCAGTGAATTAGCTAAAGAAGTACTTAAGGTGTGTGAAGAGCTATGTGATGCTTTAGATAAATTGCATAAAAAGGCCGATGAAAAAGCTGAGTATGGCATTCTCAATGTGATTGAGGATATTATGTCTGATTGCAATAAAGTAAAATACCTACTCAGCTCTGTTATAGGTAAAATCTAGATTATAGTGTAGCAGACTGGGATTACTCCGGAGCTAGGAGAACCTATCCTAATAAATGCTCCGTAGGATAAGTCGAGAATACGGCCTGGAGTGTACGGGCCCCTATCATTGACTTTTACGATCACTGATTTTTTGCTCCTTCTATTGGTCACCTTGACCCGGGTTCCCATAGGTAACTTCTTGTGAGCAGTGGTCATCTTCCCAGGACGCATGATCTCCCCCGAAGCAGTAATTTGTCCTGCAAATCCGTCCCCCTTACCGTAGTAAGAAGCGATGCCGCACTGTGCAACAGTAACAAGCTCTGATAAGAACATCAAGGTGATGGTTTCTCTAGACTCTCTAGAGATTCTAACACAGGGACGAGGCTTGTGATCGTATGGGCACGACCATTCGGTTCACTGACTGGCTGTGAAACGGTCACCGTACTAGCCGTAGCCGCCTTCCTAAAAATCTTATCGATCTCGATACTACTGAACCAGGCATTGGCATGTGGCATCTCGCAGATCCCGTAGTTGTAACGCAACCATGCCCAAGACCAGAGGTGAGCGACTTGATACAGAGCGGCGACGACATCGGCGTCAGATTCTTGGCACATGTATAAAACACTGTCATGAACTGACATGCAGAACCTAGCTTTTATACCATACCTTTGGGTCAAGTATTCCATCGCAGTCAAAAAAGCATGGAGAATCGCGCTTCCGGTAGACTGGATAACCCAGTTATTTCTCATAGTGAAGAACTCTTTCCCTACATTTTGAGGCCTGAAAGCAGTGGACATCTTAGTGCCGCTCAACGGATTCCTGGGAATCTCTGAATTAGCTATTCTAGCCATTTCGTTATAAGCGAAAGAATCGCTACCCCCTGAAAAATTGCTAGAATAATTACTATACCTTTTCCCCTTCTTCTTGTCAATCAAAGTCTTACCCATTCTCCTGGCGTCTTCTACGCTAATATTTTTATTTCCTTTCCTGATAGTGGCGGCTAGAGTTTTTACTCCTGAACCATAAAGCATACCGTAATTGCAACCCTTGGCAATAGACCTAGAAATTCCTATTGTCTTTGCTGTCATGGTATGCATATCAGTACCATCTTCTTTTGATCCAGCGAGGACACTATGTCCGAATTGAGTACTACCAGCAATCTTATGATTTGAGTCAGCAAAAATAGAAGCGACTACTGATTCCTGACCGTCATAGTCGGAAGATACAAAGGTCCAGGGAGAACTGACTTGAACTCTGGTCTTCACCTCAGTACCAATCTTGTCCGGCTTAGGGTCGGGCACTGTAAGCCAAAGGTGTTCACCAGCCCGGTTAGTAGCGGTATTATGGGGGATGGTTTGAGGGACCACTACCGTCAGGTCGGAGTCTAGAGAAGGTAATGGCAACTGCTCTTTCACCCTGCTACGGACAGAGGTCCAGTAAGACACCTTGACGGCCAACTGGATCAGCTCTTGGGCCTGAGGGATATCGCTGGATAACACTCCCGATTCGAAATCGTCGATGTAATCCTTACTAAGGACACCGCCTACGTTGAGTCCTTCTCCATTGGGATGTGGGACCCTCACATACTCTGACTTTTCAATGTCGAGATAAGTCCAGCCCTTAATACTATCATATACCATGGGCTGACCGTTCCACTTCAGTCTCAACAAGATGTGGCTAAGCCTACTCTTCGTGGTAATAGGCTCGAGAATTATTTTACCTAACTCTCTGTCGTTCTTAGCATTTTTCCTATACCACATAGGAATTCCGTACCAGACCGACTTAGGCTGTCCGTTCTTTTTCAGAGAAAAATTAGCATCCCAATCTAGC